GGAAAGGATTCTTTAGATGGTGCGTGGCGTACTGGCCGTAGTTGAGCATCTCACGTGCTCGAATCTCACAAAACCAAAGAGCCATCACGATATCGGTCTTGCCTTTAGTCGTAGGCGTCCACGTAATCAACTGCTCGATTAGAGCCTTGATATTTTCTGTCTGATCACTAGGTAGATGAATCAGATTATCGCGGTGGTGCTTGCCGTCGGCCTGCTTAGTACCAAAGAGCGTTGCCATAGAGGCAACACCGAAACCAGAGTCCCACTTATTAGAACCAGTATGGTGCTCACGCAGTACAACGCCGCGTCCTGCAAGGAACTGGCGAATGCCTTCATCTTGCGTTAAGAATGCCTGAAAAGCGTTCTTCTCAATAATCCACTCGGACGGGCTGTAGAGTTGCGTCCAGTTGATAATGATGTCGCGGATTTGTTGTGGGCTAGGCTTGGTAATTTTGATAACGTCTGCGATGTATCGCTTACTAGTATTGCGATCAATGGCGTAGCAGACAGCGGCAGTATCGCCGACAATCGCTGGGTCCATACCGCAGATAAAGCTAAAGCCTGTTAAATCTTTTGGGTGACCGGGATGGCCCATTTCCAGACGTCCTGCTTTGCGCATACCGTCAATAGAGCCACGAACACATACTGGGTCAAAGGCAGCGTTCTCAGATACATCCTGCTGCTGATAGACTAGCGCCCACGTACTGGCATCCATCGCTTGGCGCTCGTTATATAGGTTACGACCAGACCATCTAGGATATAGACCGTCTTCGTTCTTATCGGCTTCTTCTTGCCCATCAAATGGAGCATCAGATGCTGGCCACAAGGTAACCCACTTGTCAGGGTTCTCATCTATCTCAAGAAGGGCCGGCATAGCCAGATACTTCCAAGGAACCTGCCCACCTGGGTAGCGGTCTTCGTTACGCAGTTCGCGGTATAGGTCTACTGAGGCTACACGGGTGCCAATAACAATCAGCTTACCGGTAGGGTTAAGACGGCTTCGTACGTCCTGCGTTAGCCAGCGTATCTGCTTCTCAAACTCATTAGCGTTCTTAAGTGTGACCGCATCGTCTACGATAATCATATCGGCACGCTTGCCGTAAATCTGACCGCCAATACCGACGGCTTCAATGTTTGGATCCTTTTCAGATGACTCACGAAGCTCATCACCAAAGGTGACACGAGTTGCTTGCCAGGATGCAGTCTTAGAGTTAAACCCTACACCAGCAGCATAAGCACTTTGCAAGTCTGCATACATAGGATGCGTTAGTCTTTGCTTGATGGCGTAGAGAAAGTCGGCAGCTAGTTGCTGCGTCTGGGATACAATCAGAACTCTGAAGTTTGGGTTCTGGGCTACCTTCCACGTGACATAGTCTACGGTGACCGTAATGGACTTGGCGTGGTTGGGCGGTATGTTAATCAGTACTCGGTTAGATGCCAGCCCTGGTTCAAACTTCATACTGGGATGTAGCCAGCTAGGCTCACGCCCTTCAATTACATCAATCAGATTTATCTGATGTGGGAAGGTCTTAGAGTGGAGAAACTTCTCACGGAATGTCACAAAGTCAATATCGTGAACATCACCGGAGGCAAAGGCTTTGTCTTTAAGTCCGAGCCTTGTACGATCTACCTTGTCTGCAAATACCTTATCGGTGCGACGATAGTACTCATACGTCTTCATAGATTTACCGGCTGAGCCGCACGCGGCGTCAATGGTCATACCTTCTGCCACACAGCCGAGGATAATCCTCTTAGCTATATCTGCTGAGTTCTCTGCCACGTAATGCTCCTAATAGTAAAATCGGCCGTGATTGGATTTCATTTATACTAGGGAAGTTGAGTTTTTACTGGGCTAGAATTTTCTCATATAATGAGATACTAGTGATCTACATTTAGATAGACCTATCCCATAGTTTAGCGGTACAGCTCGCTTCGCCCTAGGGGGCTACGCGAAGGGTTTCACCCGTAGCGTACGGGTCGTAAACCGGACTACTTCCCCGCTTTACTCCCCTACTATATATAAGGCGCGAAAATTAACTCATTTCGCGTTTTGCAGTTATTTACTGCTGTGATGTGTAACACATACAGTATAAGTGCTGGTCAAATGCTATATCAGATCTAGCTTCACTTTAGCAAATATATTTTTCTGGGGAGTATACAGTCCGCACGCCTGTTTTTTTAACACGGGGGGTGCGACTTTCCGCCACGCCCGACCCCGTTGCTGGCTATCCCCAGCGTTGTCCCCAACTGTGGATAACATTGTGGATAAGTTTGGCGGTAGTTAGACGGGTTAGAGGGGCTAACTAATTTAACGGCAGACTTAGACACGCGCTCACCATATGTAAACCCTTTACACTAACCCGCTAATTGTCTAGGCATACACAACTATTATCGGCTAACTAATCGCCTAGCCTTGCCAGCTATCGCCAGACATATACCAGGGAATAGCGGGATCTAATGGCCCTAATCGGTTAGCCGATAGCCTTGAATTGTTATCTAATCGTTACCTTAATTGCGGCCCGATAAGACTTGCATTATGCAGATATACCCCATAGATTACTACTAGTGAATAGCTCACTACATATTGAAAGGGTTAAAGAATGAATGCATATAAGTATATTTATGAGGATCTTAAGCAGACAATTACTAACGGTGAAGATATGGAAAGTATCCGCGACAATAGTGGAGAATGGATTGACGGTTATATTCCTGTTTACAATAACCGTATTATTGAAGAATGGCAGAATATGCCAGGAGAATATGACAATTCTGGCGCGGCAGAATATGGCTATGAAGATACGCCAGACATCGTACGCCTAATGATGTTAGATCTACACGTTTATTATTCTCACCTATTCTTTCAAGTACTTGATGACATCGCGAAAGAATTGGAGAGTGTGGCCTAATGATTACCCTAGCCGGCGGCCTAATCGTAGGCCTTGCACTATTAGCCTTGAAAGGCCTTGCACTATTCCTAATGCTATTAGGAGCTATTGATATCTACTACCATATTAAAGGAGAATAAGACTATGACTACACAATATAAGCCTATGAGCGCGACTAACTTAATACTATGCCTATCCGGTGAATTGGAAGTAGATCCGGGCCTACTAGTGGAGACAATAAAGGAAGATAGCGATCTCCTAAGGGTAGTACGCTCATATGGCGCGGGAGACTTTACCTATACGCAAGTATTAGACACGTTAGCAGACTATTTTTAATCTAGTTGCGAGACTATCGGCTAGGGCCTTAGCTCCCTAGCCGGTGGCCGGTAACTAGGCCGGAAAGTGAAAGGGTAAACTAATGGATAAGGTAATGCAGGAGACTAAGTTAGACACGCTAACAATAGTGGCGCAGGATCTAGCAGACTTACTATCTGGCGCAAGTGTAGCTATGGATAAGGGTAAGGATAGTGTCTCGCGCTTAGGTAGCGTGTACCTATCGGCTAATGGCGGCAAGGTAATGGCTAAGGCTAGCGATAGATATCGCCTAATTGTAGGAGAGAGTGAACTAGCGGGAGAGAGTGAACTAGGAGAATGCCAGATCCGCGCTAATGACGTTAAGAATATCCTAGCGACAATAAAGGCTAATAAGGTAGTGGGAGAGATTACCCTTACACGCGTGGGAGATAATCTAAGCGTGGCTATCGGCGGCACTAGCTTAATGATTTACTTAGGCGGAGAGACTTTCCCACCTTATGAGCACCTATTAGCGGGAGAGAGTGTGCCAGTAACCGGTATCTCCTTTAACGCTACCTATATGGCCGACTTTGGGAAAGTACCCTGCTCGCATAAAGGTGGACAATTAGTAGTCGAGTTTATGGGAGATCGGAAGCCGATTAAGGTAGCCATTCCTCACAATAAGATTACCTGGACCGCGCTACTTATGCCTATGAGAATAATCTAATTAGTGGCGTACTATCGCATTCTACCTATCAGGTAGAGTGTGGTAGTCTGCTCCTAACCTATAGGGCAGAATGAGAGAGTGAGAGAGTGAATGAATACTAGTCAATTACTAGGTGGTAACACTTACGCGGAAGCTATGGCGTGGGAGCACGCGGGAGAGAGTGTACGCATAGGGCAGAAGATACGCGTAACCTTTCAAGGGTTACCGGCTAAGTCCGGCTATGCCTATCGCCAGGAAGGAGCGTGGCTAGGGATCCGCTACACGTGGAAGTCTATGCGTTGGTGGAGTTTACTTAATTATAATAACCCGCTAACTAAATTGGAAGTGCAGGAGCTAACCGGTGAGGGTAAGCCTTATTGGGTAACACTATGGGAGAGAGAGGGAGAGTAATGCAATTACAGGAGATAGATACCCTGCAAGATCTCAAGCTATGGGTAGAGGAGAATATGCCTAATGCTAGCGTGCGAGAGGATATGCACGGTACGCTCATAATTCACACTAACCTAATCTCCACTATGGGAGGCTATCTAAGTGAGCGAGAGGAAGAAGAATGATAGGTAAGTGTTCAATAAATAACTGCGATAATGTAAAAATTCACGAAAATTTTGAAAGTCTGCGCGACATAAATATATGTTGGGCCTGCGGAAATAAAATAATTGAAGCGTTGCGAGAAGGAGAGGGAGAGTAATGCAAGAATTAAGCGAGACTAATTATCGTATTAGTATCAGAGAGTTTGAAGATATGAAGAGCGAAAGCCAGAGAGCGTGGATAGTGGACTTATTAGACACTAATGGTAATTGCATAATTGAAGGAGCTGGCGTAGCCGGTACTTTAATGGCAGCTATGGGAGAGGCTGGCAAGGCTATTACCTTGCACCTAGCCGATGAATGGCTAATGGAGAGGGTGAACTAATGGGCACTGATAGCTATTACGCATTCGACCCAGTCTTTAACGATACGTCGGACTTCATAGAGTGCGATACCTGCGGAAGTTTATTTGATCATAATGAATACAATTCTTTCACGTGCAGTGCGTGCGAGAGTGGAGAAGTAAGGGAGGAAGAAGAATGACAATATGCGGCGACCACCTAGTTCCGGTCAAGGATTGTGGGTGCTTGAAATGAGCGAGACAATGCAGGAGATGATGGAGAGGGAGAAGGCGGAAGCTATCGCCACTCTTAAGAGAGCAAACAGTGCGCTATCGCGTATCTTTGGGATTGAGGAGGAGGACGAAGGTGAATAACATTATTGCCTTTCACCCTGCCAAATATGACCTTATCAACCTCTACGAGGTGACAGATAGCGAGGGCGTAGCCCAATGGGGCGGAGAGAAACCCCACGAAGCTGTGGAGTGGTACACCCGTGCCCCTATCGGATCACGCTTATTAGTCTCTGCCTGGTCATCAGACGAGGAAGACGCCGTACTTATCGGCCAGCCGGTGGACATCACCCATATCATCAACCAAGCAATCGCGAGAGGGAGAGAGTAAATGATTTTTTTTGCAGGAATTAGCCTGACTTTACTGGTAACCTATGGGCTTATACGCTTGGAGGAGAAGGTCAATGAATGAAAGAAGGATGAAAGCTGCAGCAAGTCAAGCGGTCAGCTACAGAAACTACAGACGAGCGCGAGATCGTGCTTTGACAAAACTATCACAACTATATCCGGACACCTATAAGGAGTTGCTGGAGAGGGAGAAAGCGAATGACGAAGCAGAAGGTCGTAAGTGGCTTGATATTGACGGCACTACTAATGCTCCTATTGCATCAGTATCAGCAAAGCAATTTACCGCAAATCAACCCGATAATGTCAGCTCGAACCAAGGCAACGATGGAGGAGAAGCGTGAAAATAAACGAATCGCAAGAGAATATAGTTACGCTCTCGGATATTCGAGAAGAGAAGTTGCGTGCCTTATCGCCTTATGGACCAGTGAAAGCAGGTTTGACCACCTTGCCAAAAACCAAAGAGGGAGCGACGCTTACGGAATTGCTCAACTCATTGGAGAACATAGTGGAGAGCCTGCAATACAAGTCCTTCACGGTCTACGATACATTCAACACCGCTATAGCGGATCTGCGTGCCGCGCTCTTGCCCACCACAGACGAGGCTGGTACTGATGAGTAAACTAACAGGCGTATCTTTATTTGCTGGTGTAGGTGGCTTTGACCTAGCGATGGAGCGCAACGGCATTGAGGTTGTGGCTTCAGTTGAGATAGATAAGAAGTGTCAAGAAGTATTGGCACACCGATTTCCTAATAGCAAACTATTTGATGATGTAACTACAGTAAAAAGGAGTGATTTAATTGGAGCAGGATTTGAACCAAGCAGAGGAATTATTACAGGAGGATTTCCCTGCCAAGATTTGTCAGTCGCTGGCAAAAGAGCTGGTCTTGCTGGCGCACGAAGCGGGTTATTCTGGGAGATTGCACGAATTGTGGAAGAAACGCAAACAGAGTACGCAATCCTCGAAAATGTACCTGGTCTCCTTTCCTCTAACAACGGAGCAGACTTTGCTGTCGTACTCGGGACGATGGCAGACCTCGGGTATAGTGTCGCCTGGCGCGTGCTTGATGCTCAGTACTTCGGAGTACCCCAGCGAAGGAAGCGTGTCTTCATCGCTTGCCGACGTGCTTCAAGCGGAAGCGCAGGAGAAATACTATTTAAGTCAGCGGGCTTGCGAGGGAATCCTACGTCGAGCCAATCGCAGGGGCAAGACTCTACCCGAAGCGCTACAGAAAGCGTTAGAGGACCAGTCCTCGGCAGCGGAAAAGATGTAGCTAACTGTTTACCAGCAGAGTTATATCATCACGGAACTGTGGTCAATCAAGACGCTAATAACGGACACGTAGTTGTGGATGTTTATCCACGTCCGTATTATGAAGGGGTGCATATGGATTATCAATTTGCACCAAAGATAACTTGATGTGGTTCACGAAGAGTAGGCGGGCGCAGAATGAAGACGATTACGAAACGTGGATTCAGGGGGGGGTAGCACCGACATTGAACGCATTTGATAATGGAGATGTACGCACTACTGTACTAGTAATGCGTATGCGAGAAGGTAAACCAGGGGGGCAAAGGACCATTGATGAGCGAAGACAGGAGCTTGACGCTGGCAACAGCGAATGATCAAACACTCTTTATCTTTTATGGTAATCGAGTAGATGATGTAAGAATGCAAGGGCAAGTAATCAATACGCTTCAAGCAAGGATGGGAACGGGAGGAAACAATATGCCTATGGTTGCTACTATCTTTAGTCATACACAAGGGCTTGATGCCCAACCAAGTACTGAAGCATCACCAACATTGAGAGCAGGAGGGGCTGGTATGGCTGTGGCATATGATGAGTTTAATGATAGTACCTCTGATACTCACCATACTTTAAGGTCAGGAACTAAACAATCAACAGGAGTAGTTATGAACTCAACTGTACGCCGCTTAACTCCAGTAGAATGTGAAAGGTTGCAGGGTTTTCCTGATGACTGGACAACTGGACAATCAGACAGTAGTCGCTACAAGCAGATGGGTAATGCAGTTGCAGTACCAGTAGTTGAGTGGGTCATTGGCAATATCTGTGATATAGTTTGACTCGCCCTCCTCTAAGTAGGCCCCACCGTTTTGTGCATTTCGGTGGGGTTTACTTCTTTCTAAGCCAGACTTGTGAGTTCTTAGTAAGTATCTGCACATCAAGTTCGTGACGGTGGAGAAAGAGATCGATACCAACCTGCGGTGCAAGGCGAGGATCGCCGGACTCGTGCTGCCAAAGGTAATCATCAAAGGCCATAATGCCACCAGACTTTAACTGTGGCCACGCTAGTTCAGCATCCAGTATGACACCAACAGTTGTATGGTCTGCGTCTACGTAGATGAAGTCAAAGTTATTTATTTCTCTTACTATTGCACTTGCCAAGAAATCTACAGTTGTCTTACGATAGAAGTTGATAGGCATACCTGTAGTCTTCTGATCATAGACACGTAAGACATCATCAAAGTCCATAGGTTCGTGGTCAGGTTCATCGCTACCTTGCCACGTATCTACATCATAAAGATGGCAACCTTTACCAGTAAGTACGTTTTCGCATAGCCATACGCTAGCGTCACCAGTGAATACACCAAGCTGCAAGAAGTTTAGATACTCTTGCCCTGCTAGTGGAGTAAGGAAGTGCTCAAAGTTATACTGTGCTATCTCAGCAAACCAATTAGGATAGTCTGTCACTTCATCACCACCACTGCGCTAGGAAATGGAGCAGGATTTTTCTGCCCACCAAACTTTAATCTACCTTTAATGAATCTAACTTCGTGCATAATGCAACTATCCCACCACCATTGTGTATCTGTACGTGCTGGTACCAACGCCACGACGATTAGCCCCCCCCTATTTCTGAGTGAGCCTTCGCCATAAACGCTTTAATGGCCCGACCGTAGGGTGGATTAAGCCACACGGCCCCACCTTTACTATCAACTTTCCAATCTCTGGATAGCGCATCTCTACGCAACTGGTCAGGATGATCGGGGCCATACCAGTTGCTGGATACCAGAGTTGATGACTGCAAAGCGGCAGCGTCAAGTGTAAAGTCAAACTCACTGTTGAGTCTCTCGTAGAAATCTCTTGGAGTAGTCCAGCTATCTGAGATAGAGGTTCGCATTCCAGTTGTGAATCCATTAGTCACTTCTTATTATCCGAACTGTAGAAACCAGGAGCGTTGAAGACCACAGTGGGAGCAGACCACACGCGAGTCATAGACTCGTGGCAACCAACGCATACTGGTAGCACCTCTGCCTCTCGGATACCACGCTCAACTGTGTAATTGTTCTTACATTTACTACACTCGTAGTCATACGTCATATAGCCATACCACCATTCCACTCGTTTCTTAGCGCACTCTGGCGAGTGCTTGTAAGCACCCTTCCATTCTGTCTTACAATCACACTTCATAACTTTTCCGTAATGTAATTGTCTAACCACTTAGCCATATTTTTTCCAAGTATTTCAACTATTTCATCTCCGCATTCCCAGCAGATAACTTCATCAGCCCACTCAAAATCCTCGTGAACTTTTCTTTGCTCATTATGATTGCGACAGATACCTATCATCGTTTCAATTCCCTCCACGTAGACACCAAAGCAAAATGAGATTCCAACAAATTATAGAACTTATCTATATCATACTCACCGTGTTCAAGCACATCAACTGCCAGCCATAACTCCATTTTATCTCTGCGATCTATTGCAGATAGTGGTGGTAATTCTTTCATAAGCGAACAGCTTCATCCACGTCTAAGTAACCAACTACCTTCTCTACCTTGTTGTTGTTCTCAAACTCTGTGGTTGCTGGCATCTGGTGAACGAACCACTCTGGTTCATCCATCTCTGTAAGATCAAAGGAGTAGATACCAAGCGGTGTGCTGTTGATATAGAAGGGCAGAAGGTCGCGGTGATAGGCTTGCTCGATCAGCTTGCGGTACTTCATCTGCTCTATAAGTAGCGTAGAATAATGGGTTTGGCGACACTTCAATTCGATGAAGTGACCGGCCTTAGCACTGGTGCAATCAAAGGCATCGTAGATACCAGGCGCTCGCTCTAAGTCTGGGTAAAGATTAAGTTTAAGAAAGTCAAAAAGAATTAACTCGTTCACTGGTACGGACTTGGTCCTCCCAGTAGGATGTTAAGTTCACGCAAAGCGTGAGTACACCTGCGGTCTGCGGTACTGTGGTGACAGCCAAGTATCTCACCTATCTGTGTAAGGGTAAGGTTCTCGTGGTAGCGCAGTACAAGTATGCGCTGATCCTCTTCATCTAACCTAGCGTATGACTTCTTAATATCAATCAGCATTGCAAGTAGGTTGCCACCTTCGGCAGGAGACGATGAACCTTTAGGTTGCCCATCACGAATCATCTCTTGCGCTTGCTCAAGCACTGTGCCATCTATGATGGAGGCAATGACAAAGGGCAGTAGTTGTCCAAGAGTTGCAGTCTGGTAGTACGCCTCATCTGCTAACTGATAGCCAGACTTAACTGCCTTTTCTTTACGACAGTATCGCTCAGCAGCTCTTGACATCTGCCACGCAATCTTCTGTTCGTTATGTCTGCGCTGTTCTGTATTCTCTTCACCTAACTGGGTGTTGATATATTCAGCGCGTGCGAAAGCCCACTGCAAACATTCTTGTTTAACATCGTCGCGTTCAACATAAGTCCTGTACTGCTTATGTACAGTCTTAGCAACGCTCGGTACTATGTCATAGATAGATGGGTGTAGTTCAGTCACAGTCATTCACAGGTACTTCTGGCCATACGCCATCGAGTACCATCATTGCGATAGCGGAGTAGTTAAGTAAATCTAAATAGGAATCACGCAGTGACTCATTGCTAGGTCTAACACCTGAATCTAATAGGTTGTTAATCCGTGCAATCTTGTCCCACATCCGAACTCGTAAACCATTAAGTGGTCCACCGGGTGAGTGCGCGATATTCTTTGGGCCGTAATCGTGATGCTTGCGGATAAGTAAATTGCCAGCAGTATCCATAATGCGCCAGACATCTGCAACAAAGGCATCATCTACCTTGTCGGTATAGGCCGCACTACTAAGATCTCTGTTTCCAAATCCGCTTCGAGGATCTGAAAGCCCAAAGTATGCAAGGTCTGTATCATCTGCTGCCATTCTGCCTTATCCAATCTGCTCACCTACTAGCAAGGCTTTAGTCGCATCTGCGCCGTGAGCCAAGTAGTAGTCGTTGATGTCCATATTAGGTGGTAATGTTACTATTACACTGTTTAATACTTCGCTCGCCACGCGCTTAGAAAACTCAGCGCCTGGGTTAGAGCCATCTTCTTTCACATCATTATCGCCCACCACATAGACAGTGTCATAACCATTGAGTAGCTTGGCAAAGTGTGGCTTCCAAGCCTGTACTCCGGGTACGCCTACTGCTGGAATACCAAGGACACCTGATACCACAACGGTATCAAGCTCACCTTCACAGACAATGATGTGCTTACTCAGGATAGTAGTATCAACTACGTTATACAGGTGCGCCTTCTGCCCAGTAGGTGAACCATACTTAGGCTTGCCATCATCTAGTCTGCGGAACTTAAAGCCTACGCAATAGTTCATTGCAGTAATGTATGGAATAGATAGCCAGCCATCGTGCATCTCGTGGCCATTCATAGGATCGACCACACTGCCTAGCATATAAAGTGCTGCTACCTCTTCAGATATCCCACGTTCTGCTAGCGCGACGATTGCCTCTGGACTTATTTGCTGTGCGTATCTCTGCGCCGCTTCCAGCTGCAATTTCGATTGCACGTTTGAGGCCATCGTTAAACTCCAAGTTCTCTAGTATGCACACTAGGTTTGCTGCATTGCCACCCTTACCGCAGGTATGGCAGTAGTACAAATTATCGTATGTGTTGATAACAGCAGATCGTCTACTGTCTGTATGTAAGCAGCACCGGACACTGGCTGACTTACCTTGCCTTACTTCACCGCCAAAGAATTTAACTATGGCATCTATGGGGATGTCGTTGGCGTCAACTGCGCCTTTGAACTTGCCACCTTTACGTACCCTGTTCCAGTCCTGTGCTGGCATACACACCCCTTCACACTGCACTTATCGTGCCACTGTGCAGCACGCTTGAAATGGTTAGCCTTGTTCTCTTCACCTGCCTTAACGCAGTCTGAGCAGATCACGCTTGGTCCTCGTATGGGTCATCCATATCTGGGTCAAACTCAGATGGTTCTGCTTCTTCTGCGTCAGCTTCAAGAATTGCCTCTTCAATCAGTGACTCACTTGGGTCTACTGGGCCTGTTGATGTGCTGATAATTCCTTCTGGTACTGGTGTCATTGCTTTTCCTTTAACCATTGTGTTAAGTCTTGGACCACCCAAGCCTTCTCTATGCCAGCGTTGCGACGCTTAACTACAACATAATGCAGTGGCACTTCCCCGATACCACGAGCCTTAGCGTAGTTAAGCGCCTCAACTTCTGCTTGCCTCCAGAACTCCGGCAGGTCTAGCCGCACAGTGTTCTTGAGTTCTAGTATGTAGGTCTGTCCAGAGACAACTACAACTAAATCTCCTTCGTCATCTTTACCCGCTAGACGTAAGCGGTCTGCTACTTGACCCATAGATCGTAGCCATTTCATTACATCAATCTCAAAGGCTGCGCCTTTTACTTTATTGTACTTCGGACTTGCCATCTTTACCTGTGTCATAGATGGCGTTGCCGTTCTCATCAATCTTAATCTTAAATATCTTCAACTCAATCAGCGCCATAATCAGGTTAGCCATATCAGACTTGAGTTGTTTAATCTCATTCTTAAGATACTGAATCTCTGTATTTGCCATCAGACTGCCACCTCGTGTCCGTACTCATCCTCTGGAATAATATCGCCAGAGTAACCAGCACGCGCATCGCGTGCAAACATAGCACCATAGGCGTTCTTATCTGATATCTGACAGTTGCCATAGCTGACACTGAGCATTGCATAATCCTTTCCATCGGCTGCGTGTGGACCAAAGCGGTTCTTCACTGCTGCAATCTTGAGTTCATTGTACTCAGGGTTGTAGCCTAGGGTTAGAATCAACGCCGGTAACTGACTTACCTTTCCGTGAATGGCACGCCGTGCTGGTGGCTCAGTGGGTGAGCCATACTCTGACTGCTCAGAGACGTGGTGAAGGACTAGTACACAGGCTTCAGTCTTGCGTGCCATATCGTGAAGCTCCATCATAATTGCACGAAGCCCAGCCCATTCGTTGTCTGTCTCAGCAGCTACATTCATAAGGTTATCTATGATGATCAACTCAGGGGCTTGGCCGTACAACTCTACATATGCCTTTATCTCCAACTCGATATCATCGAGTGACGGATTGGAGTCAAAGACCCACTTGATATGTTTTAACTTATCAAATGAACTATCGTAGAAGTGGTTATCAGAAGATAAGCGTTGCTCTACATTCACTTGGTTATGTCCGGATACGTGCGCTGCTGCTCGCAGCATTACAGTTGTAGTGTCTGTATCTGCTGAGAAGAACAGCGTTGGTACCTTTGCTTTGACTGCATAGATTAGTGCAAACATAGACTTACCAGCGTTCGGAGCAGCAGCTACCATACAGACCTGTCCCCTACGGAACTTAATCTGCTTCTCTGCTAGTGCAATCCATACGTCAGGAAGAGGCGTTGCTTTGGTAAGCACAGTCCCCCACGCACGCTGTAAATCAAGCACAGAATTCTCCAAACGGAAGTACGATATTCTTTTGTCGGCGTATATCTTTGCGCTGGTATTCAGTTAACCCGCCCCAAATACCAAAGCGTTCGTGTCTAACACCCCAGTCTGCACACTCTTCTTTATGAACACAGCTACCGCAGATAGAAGTAATAAGTTTCTTTTCTGGAAACGAACTACTCTGTTCTACTGGGTAGTACATCTCGGTATCTATGCCCTTACAACTTGGATCCTCAAACTCCCAGGGTCCTCGCATACATTAACGAACCCAGATAGTCTCGCACTTATCTGCTGCACCTTTAGGTGCTGCGCACATATAACCCTGCCAAGGACCACGTGCTGATGTACCTGTCTTAAATGCCATCACGCCGTGCTTGCAGTTCTTAGTACCAGGCTGTTCAGCAGGAGCAGCAACTGGTGTTGCAGCGAACTGTGCCTGAATGTTTGATACTGCAGCAGCAGTAGCGCCACCTGATAGGTCAGCCGATGTTGCTCTGATAAGAGCAGCCACCATACCAAGGTCATTAAGACCTGTCTCAAGATCCTTTACATCTGATGCGTAAAGATTGATAAGAGTTCCATCAGCTAACTTGTAGTTGATTTGGAACTTTGTGTTTTCGTTTGCAGCCATTTACTTTCCTCCGATAGTTTTGATGTTTAACCTTGTTGATTCATTACCGACAACCTTCGGTACGAACCCAAGAAGTTTCTCAACCTCTTTGCTGTCAACTGTCTCACGACCCTTGACTGTTGTCCAACTGATTTCGATACCGCTTCTAGTAGTACCGGTTGCTCCTTCTAAAGATGCCTTCAAAGACTCGCGTTCTTTCTCCAGCTCTTTGATCTTGCTATCTAACTGTAGGTAGTGCAGTGCGTGCTTGTCAACTTCTTCGTCCTCAATCACGACTTCACTAAGGACGATACGTTCTTTCTTCAAGCCACCGCAACCCATCTGCTCAGTTGCATCGTAGTACTGGCAGTAGTCCTTACAAAAGCTTGCTTCTTTCTCTGGCTCCGGCAATGTTGTTGATGCCTTGACGGATGCAAGCCAAGCAAATGCCTCAAGTGCAATAGCCTCATCGTAAGGTTCGCTATGGACCTTGACATCTTTCTCAGCCCCATCGCGTGCTATCGCTACAAGGTTGACTGTCTTAACATCATAGCCATTCTTAGATAGTAGATACCCGTAGACCTGTACTTGCCACCTCTGTTGCTTTGATGGGAAGTAGGAGAGGTTCTTAATCTTAGATGTCTTCCAGTCAATGACAGCACCGGTTGATGGCACAAATAAATCCACGTGCGCTTTCATATCACCATAGGCAACTTCAGTCTCAACTAAATACTCTTTGCCTTCAGGATCGATAGCACCGATAGCATCTTCAATGGCTGCGTGAATAGCAGTACCCATAATGGCAGCAAGCTTTGATTGGTTATCGTTGGTATGTGGCTGAGCATTGAGTCTGTACCAGACCTTGCGCTTGCAACTACCAATCTCTGATGGACCAACTTCTGTCTGCATACTTCTGTCACGACTTGCATCTTTAGAATGCAGTACGTGCAGTAGTAATTCCTTTGGATCTTCTATCGCCACTTGCGGTCATCCCTCCAGCTTAGCCAGGTATCAAAGCCGTAGGCTCCTACAAATCCCAGTAAAAAACAAATCAAACCAATCGCAATCAACTCTTTCATTTCATATCCTTGTCTGTGCTATCACTTGTATTGGTGGGTGCGTATTGATATCCAGTAAGGATGCAATCCTGACTGCCTCTTTTGCAACCACACTTGCTGTAATTACCTTATTGTAATTCTTAGATGGCAAAGAATACAAGTACCCAAGGGCATAATTTCCACCTGAGCCTGCCGAGAATAGGCCACGCTCAGATGTGTTAAACGATAGGTCGCCACCGATAGAGAACAGGTTTGTGTTGAACGCGATAAGGAATGAGAAGTTCATCTCCTTGTTATCAATCTCGTAGTTATTTTCTTTGAACGCAGCTGAGATACTAGGCAGTACTTTGCTACCCATAAAGCGCGTTGGCTTTTCACCGCGATATAGCGGTGGCTTCCACGCGTAGGCAAGGATGTCACCTGGGCGTGAGTCACCAGTAAGACCGAGTAGGTATTTACCAGTGCTGACTATCTTGGGTGTCTCAACGGAAATGATACGTTGATCTCCGTCCGTGATTTGCGAGTCAGCCGCAAGAACTACGAAGTCGTTACCTTGGATTCCTACGAGTGTTGTCATACTGGGCATCTTATCACGGCGTGTCGCAAGACACATACTAGGCATAGGGTGTCTACAATATGAGCCGTAGGCGAATAACAGTAGGCGGCCCTCACGGGCCGACCAGCAGGGAGGACCGATATGCGGCTCCGTCTACCAATCCTGCGAAAATATAGGTCGTTGCGTGACCCATACTATGGCCTTCCTGAGCCTTTTGGGACCGATTTAAGACAGTTAGGACCAATCCACGTCTGCACCTGTGGGTCTATGGTATTTAATGTTGCAGCATCCTTTGAGGACTATGAAATAGTCTGGTACGCATTGGACGCTACTTGTTATTCTTGCGGGAATCTAGTAGTCGTACCTTGCCCACCAGATCGTGATGAAGCACAGCCTTTCTGCGATTAACGAACAGGACCGGACTGGTATATGCTCAGTCTGTGGTCCTGTTAGAATTAAACTCCGAGATAAAAAAGCCAATACACCTAACGGAAGATTTAAGTGTTGGACAGTTTATAAAAAGCACGATAAAACATACTTATACCCGTACAGAGTCCACAAGAAAGATTACTGTGAGCACTGCGGATTTCAACCAGTACATAAAAGTCAGCTCGACGTTGACCACATTGACGGCAATAAATACAACAACGACCCGTCTAACCTACAGACGCTCTGTGCTAACTGTCATAGATTGAAAACACATTTGAATAAAGATTGGCAGAAATGACGAAAAAGCCCCCACTCCCAATTAAGGGAGCAGGGGCTATAGCCTCGCAGTCAAACTTTACTTTGCTGTGGTCATTGTCAATTCGTGCTTAGGATTAGCCCAAGCGATGACTACTGGAACGATTGCAAGCCATAGCGTATTAGCTGCGTGCTTCCAATCTGATCCTGAGAAATCTAGTGGTGACTTACCGAGAATTACTACTGCAGTAAGTGCATTAGATACGAACCACTTGGCCCACATCTCTAGTACTTTGTTATTGAACTTCATTGTATCTCCTTAGTCTTTGAACTTCGGTGACCCGAAGCCAACAATAAATGCTGTGAGTTTGCGCTTATTATCTTTCTTGTAAGCGCGGATGCGCTCTGCTACTTCTCCACCATTTGCTTGTGAACCTGATGTCTTATGCTCAGGTGAAGTATTGCCTTCGATAGTTGTAACTGTGCCATCGCCATTGTCTTTAAGTACGATACCAACGTGCTCTACTGGAGCACCACCTGGTACAAAGTCAAAGAATACTAGGTCACCAGGCTTAGGCTTGGCTGTCTCTGGGTTAGACCAAGCGCCGATGCCCTTAAACTTCTCAACACCTACGACAGTGCCTACGACATTTGGAATCTTAAGACCAACCTGATTAGCACACCACATAACAAAACTGCCGCACCAAGGAAGAAAGTTCGCTTTAGTAAACGCGCCATACTTAGTCTCATTATCCTTTGGTCCTTCAACTGTTCCAATTTCTTTCTGTGCTACCGCTACAAAATCTGCACGCTGACTCATTAGCTCTCCAGCTTTGCTTTGATAATTGCTTGGTTGATTCTTAGTTCAATAGCCTCACGCTCGATGCGGTCAATCGCATCCTTCATAGACTCACCACCATTGTTATACAACTGGTACTTAATCTTCTGCAGGTCATCACAAATAGGTGATACAGCAATCTCAACTATTGTTTTAATAGCGTGATGAAATGCTTTCCACAACCCGTACAATGCTGCTGTTCCTACGAAGAAGTAGGCATAAACAATGCCCGACCAATCTGACGGTGACAAGATAGTGCTCCTATGCCGTTCTTATAGTGATAAGCAATAGACCACCGTATCCGGAGTATCGCTTATCAGTTGGTGTGCGGTTGATAAAGTCCATCTCTTCAATGAGTCCAAGGTATGACTCACCAGTACGGAAATCTTCTACCTTGATTAAATCACCAAGGTTTTCAAGAGTTTGCATAGTGGTTAAGCGGTCATACGCTGAGTTCTCATAACCGGACGGGTTACTAAACTTATCCATTGCGTGATCGTAGAGTTCTACTGGGTACTGGATAAGTCGCTGACGCGGTACAGATGGCAGTACTCGAATCTGGTAGCCAGTAAAGAGTGGTCCCTTACTGCTATCAGTAGTAGAGCGATTCATTACAAACTTAAAGCCTAGATACTGCTGAGGTGTAGCAGGGTATGAAATACCAATCTGGGTAATGTCTGCGCCTTGGTCAAAGTAACCGATTGAATACTCGTTGTTGTAGGCATCTACAGAATAAATACCTAGTGAGCCATTGATTGATTCATAGCGTGGCTGTAAGAACTTAAAGATTTTATTCTCAAGGGTATTGTAGCGAACAAAGGCAGTACGCATAGTACCTGTAGGTGTCA